TAGGACCTTCAAAAACTACAAAACTGCATTGTCCTTGATTGGTTAATGTTACTTCACTTTTACCAACAAAAGTAGTATAGTCATCTCCACCTCCTGCTGATAATTTATTTATAATAAGCCAGTTAATACCGTCATTACTAAAAAATATTTGATTACCTGCACACGCAATAACTCCATCGGCATAAGGAAATATTCCTTGAATGTTATCATCACTACCAGTTGGTTGTGTTGCACTAGCTCCGCCAAACTTTGCAAAACCATTTATTCTTCTGTAGCCTCCTTCTATTGAGACTTCAAAGTTTTGTAACTCTTTAGCTACACCGGGAAATCTAAGTAAATCTATCGCATTTGATGAATTTACTAAACCTCCGGCACAAGCAACTGTATAAGGTTGTGAACGTGCCATAATTAAAAATAAGTTCTATCGTCTGTCATGTATTTAGGCTGTGGATTAATTAAGTTTTCTTTCATCGCCTTCATACTTTGTACATAATCTTGCAGTGCAAAAGAAGCTTGTTGTGGGCTTTCTTTAAACTGCCATGTGTAATATCTTACTCTTGCTAAAATAACATTTTTATACTGGTCTGGTAAAATTATTTCATCAGTATATGCTGATAAAGCTGTAGGTTTTACGTAAGCATAAAAATGTACATTATAAATTTTGTCTGGTATTGGACTCAAGCCAAACTTTCTGTTATCGGGAGATTTAATAACATACTTAGGTTCACCATAAACCTGTCCATCGGCTGAGTCATTATTTTCATTGTCTCTGTAATATCTTCTCCAATCAGCATGAGTTAAAAATTTTAACCCTTGAGATACGTAAGGTGCTGATTCACCAGAAACATTAATTGTTGTTAAATAAAAATCGTCCCAATCTACGGAACCATAATCATCTTTAATACTTGTACTATCGCTTTTTAGTAAATAGTATCTTTGTCCTATAACTGTAGGCACTACAACGTTTCCGTAAAAAGGATTTGTAGCTCCACTTAAATCTGCTGCAAAGAAAGGTAATTGAGGTTCTTCATTTGCAATGTCAAAAATAGATTTATTAATTGCATCTTTAACAAATTGTTGAAACCCTGTTGCGTTGCCAAAGTTAGCAGTTGTTAAAGGTATTTCATTTAACTCTCGTAGAATTTCGTTTGTTAAATCTAAATATGTTGTTGCCATTATTTTTTATGTACTTTTTGTATTGCAAAATTTGCTGACTTACTAGCTCCTTTGTGTGGTCTGTAACCATCTTTAGGGTCTTTCATTAGCTTGTAGCTTTTACCACTTTTCATCCAATGATAACCTTTAGGTGCTGGTACTTTCATTACTTCTCGCCTTTCATGTCCATGGTATTCATACCTACCATTTTATTACAAGCTTTTTCCATATCTTGTACAGAACCATATCCGCCTTTACCGCCATGAGCATAAGCTTTTCTAGCTTTACCGCCACTACCGTAGGCCATTTTAGCTTTTCTCATTTCAGTAAAACCATCACCTGAACCTCCGCCAAAATATTTTTTTCTTTTTTCATTTTTTTTATGTCCACCATGTTTCATCATATCTCTCCCTGTATATTTGTTCTTTTTGTATTTTGTGTTTGGTACTCTATTCATTTTAAAAAGTGGAGGAGCCCGAAGACTCCCCCGTATAGGCTATTATTAGTCTATTGTATAGAAAGCTGATACTAATGCATCGTCTCTCAATACTTTTGCTCCATAAACATGTAGGCCTCTAACAATATCACCAAATGAACTTGGGTCTCTTAGGACTTCAGTTGAGATGATTGTTTGAGCTGTTGCTGTTGAGGAAATGTGTCCAGCTAGACATTTTCCTGAAGCGTTTGAAACAGCTGCAATGTTATTAGATTTGTACATATTGAAACCTCTTAACTTACCGCTAGATACTAGACCATTTCTGATTGAGCCTTGTCCTGCGTTGTAGTCAACAGAAAGAAGTTTTGAGCTGGATTGTGATAGCTGCTCATAAAATTCTGGAGAAGCTACAAACCATCTACCTTCTTCAGGAACGTTTGCGTCATCTAATAGTCTTGCCATTCTTGCAAGTACGTCTAATGGGTCTGTCTCTGCAGATACACCTAAGTCAATAGAACCTGCACCATCATAGACTCCTGCTCCTAATTTTGTAGCTGAGTCTGCACCTAGTACGTGGTCTGGTGAAGAAGAAGAAACACCTGAGAACATTGATTCAATAACTGAGCTATCGAAAGAATCTCTTAGAGCATAAGCTGCTGAAGATGTTGCAACTTCTTTAAAGTTGACGTGAGACATATCTCTCTCAATATCATCTACGATGAATTTGAAAGCTTTAGCTGAATCGACTACGAGTGTTAGCTCTTCGTCTGTTAGCTTGGTTTGAGTTGTGTCAGAACCTCTTGTGTAGTCATACACTGAGATTACTGGCTCTTTGATAATTTTAACAGAATCACCATAATTGCTGATTTCTCCGGAGTAGTCAGTATTTGTAATAGCTTCTACCACTGATGCCTTTCTGAAAAAGTTTAAAACTTTAGCAGAATATATGGAAGGCAGGAAGAAACTATTATTCTGACCACTAACGGAGTTACCAAAGTTTGCATTTGTATCTGGACTTGGTTCAAAATACTGTGCCATTTTTTACTCCTTGGGTTAATATAAAAGTTTATCTACTGATTCTACCTTCTTCCCAAGCCTTGTCGATTTCTTTTTCAAGTCTATCAAACTCAGCTGGAGATAAAGCTAGAATCTCCTTTTCGGTCCAAACTTTAGCTTGTTGTGGCTCAACACTGGTTGTCTTTGCGGACACCATGTCAGCCGCTGAAGTTTTTCGTTTAGAACCTGCCGATGACTTTTTCGGATTGCTTTGTACACCCATGTCAGACTTAAATAAATCTATTGCACGACTAGCTGCTTCTGGGTCACTTGAATTTTTATAAATCCAATCTTGTATTGACTCAGGTTGAGATTTAGCCCAATCATGAAAATCATCACTGTTTCTGATATCATCAAAATCAGGATGTCTTGATTTAAGAGCTTTCTCAGCATCTATTCTTATTAACTCTTGCTCTCTAGATTGAAGAAGTTTAATTTTTTCTTCAAGCTGTCTTGCTTTGCTTTCGCTTTGCATATTAGCAACAGTTTCTACAACATCATAAACATCAGGATATTTTTCTTTAAACTCAGCTAGTTCTTCTGCAGATTTAGGTGGAGTGTATTTAGGTTGTCCCTCACGGGCTTGGTCTAATAACTCTAGCTCTCTCTGTTTAAACTCATTGAGCTTACTATCATAATGTCTCTTCAAGTCATCATAACGTTTTTTATAGTCGGGTCGCTTGTAGGGTTTATCTTTAGTTTTTGTTTCTTTAACTTCTTGCTCTTCGTTAACTCCTTCTGCTTCTACCTCTTGAGGTTCTGCATCTGGGTCATTAAAGAATAAGTTGTTTGAATCAACAAAAACTTTTTCTTCTACTTTGTGCCAACTTTTATCCGCATTATACGGGTTCGCTTTTTCTTCTTTAGCCATCTTTTTCTCCTATTCAGGGCTTAGCAAATATTACAAGGTAGCTGCTGTACGGGCAGGGCTTGTCTTGCAAAGGTCGCCTTTCGGTTAATATTAGCTACGCACATATGGTTTGCCTTCAATCATAGAACTTTTGACTAAACGGTCTGTTTCATCTTCAGCCATTATTCCAGCATCATAACGGTTTAACAAACTATCGTTTGTCTTACCAGCTGGGTTAACGTTGTATTCAACAGTTACCTTTTTGTCGTTATTCATGACTTCTTGCTCACCATCTAAACGTTGAACATAGTCTCCGTTTGCGTAGCCGACTCTTTCTTCGTCATAAGCAGCTTCGGCATCTTTCATCATTTGCATGAGATTGTCGGCACCTAACTGCTCAACTGCTTTCGCAGTAAAGACAAATTCTCCATCTGATAACCTAGCAGGTATATCATCTGAAGTGCCTGTCCCCGGACCTTCAACAGGACCGGCTCCAGTAAACTCGGAAGCTTTCTCTACCACTTTGTCGAATACTACACTCAACTCAGGGTTAGCTTCTAGTTGTTCTTCTAACATAGACTTTTCTTCATCTGATAGGGCTTCGCCTACTACAAAGTCTATAAAGTTTTGTTCCATTTCTTCGTCAGGTAGCATTTCATTTTCTTCTTCCATTTCGCCACCTTCGTTCATACCATAACGGCTATCATCACTTTCTAATAAACCGCCTTCGTATTTCTTTTGTTTTTTGTATAAACCTAAAATTTGATTTATAACATCTTGCATACTTTCATATTCTTGTAATTTATTTTCCATTTCAAGAATATTTTTATCAGGAGCTTCTCTACCTTGTCCTAATAATCCTTTTTCCATATTACTATCTTCTAAAGATAATCTTAACTCCATAATTTCATCTGTAAGTTCATCATACTCTTTAAGTAAATCTTTTTCAGATTTTAATAGTTGTTGTCCTTTATAATTAAGTTTAGCAATTTCTAAGTCAGATTTTTCAGCTATGTTTTGAGGAATTGAATCTGGTGAATATGCTCCTAAGTCTTCTTGTATATCTTGTATTTGATTATTAATTTTATCTAATTCTTTTTGTACTTTTGGATTCGTTGATTTACTTGTTTTATTTTTACCCATTAATGATTTAGCACCTTTGGAAAGTTGTCGTACCAATGACCCAAAAACATAAGGCTGTCTTTCTTCAAACTGACCGCCTTCACTCATGTTTACCATAAAGTCATCGCCACTGAGGAGACCACCGCTTCGTCTGCTTTTTCTTACTTCTTCAAAATCTTTAGCAGTAAGCTTATCGTCTTTATTCATGTCCAATTTATATTGGTCTCCTTTTAATCCATTTTTTGTTCCTACTATTTGAGGGTATATAATACTTCTATCTATTTCTGCTTCTTTTGGACTGTTATAACTTTTTATTTTTCCTGATTTTATTAAAGGCATATATTTACTAATTAATTCTTCTCTATCTTTTATTACTTTTCCTGTTTCTGGGTCATAGCTTGGTAAAAGATAGTGTTTGTCGCTAGCAGTTCCAACAGAAACTATTTTCATAGTAACAGTTTTTTCCCCTTCTTTACCTTCTTTTTTTTCAGATAAAACGTTGTTATGAAAATCTAGTAAAAATTTTTTATTTACGTCAAACCTTTCATTTTTACTTTTGTTTTCAATTGCCATTTTAATTTTCCTCTTTTCTATTCAGGGCTTCCTGCACCTGCTGCTGTAGCTGCTCCAACTGTCCCACTAAACGTATCTTCCCCTGCAACCGGTAC